GTTGTTTTATCTTTCTTACTGTCACAGTTATGTCTAGCTCGAAAGTTAGCTCTAGCTTTAGGGTCATCTCGACGAATTTCCATGTTAGGATCTCCGAATGTAACTCTCTTAACCTTGCCACCAGACTGTACAAAGACTTCAAACTTCTTGTTGCCACCTTGTATACGTCTAGGCTTATTTAAAGTGACTTTCTCACCTTGATAATCAGCTTTAGCAAACTCTGTCTTCATGATCTCTTGTACAATGACCCTGAGAGCCTCTATACGATCCACTGAGGGGGCTTCAGCTTCTTCTGTAGGCTCATCCCCACTGTAGTAGGCTAGATACGCCTCATGGCTCTCTGCTGGCATGTACACAGCCTGTCCATCATAATCAGATACGTGAACAGCTCCACCAAGTCCTAAATCCATAGATCTAGAGATAGCTTCAGGCTCTGTTGTAAAGATATCGTTAGCGTATTGTGCTTTACGTAGTGTAGACACTTTATGACCAACCATTTGACCTGTAGGCTTACCTTTATCGTCAGTTATTTCAATACGTGCCGCAGGTTCTTCTTTTGTACCTGTTATTTTAACTGGAATGTTAGGTACTGTACCATCTCTTACTACTTGACGTACAATGCCACTAGCAGTTCCACCAGATGAGTTCCAAGATACTTTAGATCCGACTTTCATGATAAATAACCTTATGTTTCGTTCTTAATTAATACACCTTGGAAAGATGCGCCTATTGCAGTGTTGCTTGTGTCTGTAGACACCCTACATTCTAAATCTGTCTTCTCTGCAAACCTTTGTGGGTACTTAAATGACTGTATTAGCTGATTGCTTTGTATTACTTGTACAAACCTCGTTCTAAACACATTAGATTCGTAATCTCTACTGTTAAACTTACAGTGAACCAGTTTTTGAGCTTGAGATACAGCCGCAGTAAAGTTAATCTCGTCTACGTAGAGTGTGTATCCAGCAGGTACTGTATACGCGGCTATCTGTGTCTGATTACCTATACTTACACTAGCATAAACTGTAGTATTAGGCACTCCACCTGTAGCACCAGAAGACCCTATGTATATAACACCGCTAGTGCCTTCATTAGAACCTGCTAAAGTAACAAAAGACCTATATACCCTCAAATACGACAACTGAGTAGCTACTTGTGTCTGTCCATTTAGAGTTATAGTTTCTTCTATCTCATTGTAGTCTTCATCTAGACCTTGTATAAGTATTGTGTTAGCACCTGAGCCACCACTTGTGTCATTTACGCTTGTACTGCTTACAAACATAGTAACTGCACTATCTAACCAAGGATAGTTACCACCTTGAGTCCATACGGTCTCTTCATCTCCATTTACATCTGGATTGTATCCAAACTTGTATAGAGTTCTATACCCTAATGTATGGCCTCTTGAGATAGCCAAATCAGTATGATCGTATATTCTTTTAGGCCAACCACCAAACATCTGCTGTACCACCTGTTCATATTGTTCGTTAGGGTCTGCGGCATCTTCTACATCTGGTCTACCTGTTAAGATACCACCAGCGGAAAATGAGTTAGACTGAGTTATAGATGTCGAGTTTAATACTGGGTTTCCAGTAACAATAGGAGATGCTGTACTTACCTCATCCTCTATTGCTGTAGCATTAGATACTATAGGAGAACCTGTAGCAGTATTGCTTGTAGTTAGTAGATGTAACTGTACTACAGTGGAAACAGAGACTATAGGTTGACTTGTTGTAGTATTACCTGTAGTTAACTCATGTAACTGACTTACACTAGAAGTAGAAACTGAAGGTTGACCTGTAGTAGTATCGTTTGCACTTAAGTTTTGTAGTTGAACTAAAGAAGAAGTAGATACTACAGGTTGTCCTGTTGTAATGTCTATTACGTTATTAACATGTACTTGAGTTATTGCAGTGTTTTGAACTACAGGAGCAACAACAACAAAGCCATTTGCACCTATGTAGTTCTCATTAATAATAGGCTCACTAGCTTGAGTGAGTATTAAACTGCTATTTTCCTGTAGAATCCTGCTTGTCATGCTTAATGACCTCTATTATGCAGGATCAGGTATACCGATAGTAAATGACCCTAGTGAAAAAGTATTACCAGACGAAACAACTTGGCTTGCAGTAAGAGAACCTGTAGCTAGTAATCTTGAATTGCCTGTATCAATAATTGCGTAGTGAGTTGCTGTACCGTTTCCAGTTATTGAACCATCTGATATTGCGGCTACTACTACTTCACGTCCACCACCAGATCGGTCTGTAGGTGAAGCAATAGAAAGACTTGTAGAATTACCTAAAGTATAAGTAGAAGAGGCTTCTGCATAACTTGTAGCTTCTTGAGATGTCAGGTCTATACGATTAGCTTCTGTGTCTAAGACAGTTAGTCCATTGTCTAGAACTCTGTTGTTTAAAGTTGCCATATTATTCCTCTGCCTCTGGTTCTGGTTCTACAGTAACATTCGGGTCGTACTCTAGTTCAGCTATGTCCATAAGATTTTGTATAACTTCTGGATGATCTGATACGTTAATATTTGCACCATTAAGATTACGTAAGAAACCTGCGATTTCACGAAGATCGTGTGGGGCAACATCACCAGCTTCAATAGTTGGCATGAGATCATAATTCAGACCGTTCAACTCCCACAGTCGCTCGACCAACTGTTTGTTGAGAACATCTGTGATTGCTTGGATGTAACTCTCAAGCGCACGAAGGAACAGGTCTGTCTTCGACTTGGATAAGGCATAAGAACCGCCTTGAGATCCTAGTAGAAGAAACTCGGATAACATTGATCTTGCTATATCGTGTTGATATCTCTTTACGATAGGATCTATGTCTATATTACGTTTACCATTAGAAGCCATAAGTTCTATATCAACCAACCTTTGGTTAGTAGGAGAACCATCTTTGTCTGGGTAGCTGTCAGAAGGTAATATTATGTAACCTTGCTCGTTAAACTTAACATCTCTAAGGATCTGTTGTAAATTGTTAACGAAACCTGATTGTGCGGCAGAAGCATCACCTGATAAGTACTCAGCAGGTATACGAGCTACTGGAATACCAGCTAACTCACGTTCTACTGCAATAGCTTCTATAGCTTGCAGATTATTAAGGTATTCATAAGAAGTATAAGCATTACGAAGAATAGAACGACCAGATGGGTCTCCATTAAGGCTAGTTGTTCTATAGTAAAGAGACTTATTAGTAGGTATGTAGTTTCTACCGTTCTTATAACCTATCTCTTGTTCTATACCTAGAACTTCACCAGTCTTACGGTCTACATCAAACTTACTTATAGTCCAAGGCGCACGAGCAGATATCTTACGAACACCAATACGTCCGTCTGTAAACTTAGAGTGCTTCTTAGGTGATCTCTCTGTTGGACCTACACGTCTCTTATATATAACTTCGTTCCAGCTAAAGCCATACGACAAATTAGATATAGCTTCTGCTATGTGGTCATCAAGAGAATGTTCCATATCAACTAAGACACTCTCAACAAACTCTTTCTCTACTATAGCTTCAGGACTATCGTCTACTGCTTTTACGTGTAAGTCTACATCTCGTAGTATCTGCTCAACAGCATACATGACAGCACCAATAGTACTATCATTGTCACGCATCTCACGATACTTGCGTATAGCTTTCTTACCTCGAAGTTCAGGTAGGAACTCATCAGCACGTATCTGTCCATTATATGTGTTATCACCAGCTACACCTAATGTAGATTTAGCTTTTGATTCTGAGAGTTTCTTTACCATGACAATAATACTTCTATAGTTAACGTGAAAGTCCCTTAACACTAGAATAAGCGAGGGTCAATTTAGGTTTTGTGTATCCGTTGAGTGAGAGGTCAGTAATCGCCCATACTAGAGCATCTAATCTATCTGGGGAGCCAATCGACCCTAATGGTTCCCATGTTCGCATTTGTATTTCTAATTCGTTAAGTGAAGCGTCATCTTTAGGGTTTGCAACATGCTTAACTAATCCACGCTCGTAGAGTGCAGATATTGGTTCAGCCCTAGCAAATTTACCTCTAGATGCACGTACAGCTTTGTAAGGTACTGTGTCATCTTCACCGTGTATAGTTGTTTTGACCATATCACCACCTTGATTTACCTCGGCGACAATACGATCAGCTTCGTGATGATAATATAGTTCTATTGCTTTAGAAGCCCAACCTTGAGGAGATAGTCTGTCAGTGTAATCACCTAATACGTAAGCAATACCATTGACGTCTATACCTGCAACAACAATACCTGTCATATCACTCTCAGCATTAGAGGTAACAGCAGGGTCAAGGGCAACAACAATACGGGAAAGGTCTGGTACGTCATCTAACTTAACAGATGCATCGTCCAGCATGGCAGTTGTCCATAAAGCACCTTGTGCTTCTTCTAAGACTTCTGCGTAAAGCTCTTGCTTACCTAGTCTAGTACCTTCATACTGTTCTTTAACAGCAGTTAAGTATGTCTTAGCTAAGTTAGCAGAGTTATCAAAAGTAGACCCTGTAGTAATAACAGTCTTAGGATCTTTAAGTATCTGTCGTATTAGTTTAGTTGGCTTCGGGGTGGTAGTCACCATGATACGAGGGTGCTTACCTAGACGCATACAAAACTGTAGCATCTGCCAAGTGTCTATATCTTTATTCCAAGCGGCTGTTTCATCACACCAAGCT